GCCGCGCCCGCCGCGCCCGCCCTATACCTGTTATCGTGCCAAGTCCTAGACATAACACCCTCCAAGTGTTCGCCACTGCCTAACCCGTTGTGATTGTGTTACCCGTTACCCGTCGCCCTCAGTCGTACATCTCGCTGGAGTACCAGCCGGACTCTTTAAAATAATCGTCCGCGTCCATATCGCTCTGGTACAAGTCCTGTATTGTGTCCGCGTCCACCTCCCGCGCCAATTCCCGCGTAACCGTTACCAGCTCGGGCTTTGCGCCCTCCATAATCGAGGTGATGTAACTGTCTAACCAGTCGTGTGGGCCGTCGTACTCCTGTTTGTGGTACTTGAAACTGTAGAAGTCCGCCCATTCCCGCGCGTAGTCCGGCAATACTTCCCCGTGACCGTCAAGCATCCCCTTCAGGTACTTGTAACCCTCCGAGGTTAGCTGATTCTCCAGGAAAGTTCCGTGTGTTCCCGCGCAGTTGCCGCTTGCGCAGTTCTGCGGCCCGTCCGTTTCTTCCCCCTCCGCATCGTAATACTTCGGGAAGTCGTCCGAGCCATACGTGTGCTCATCTTCGGGGTCTTCCGGCGCTTTGCCCTCGCGCGTCAGATCCTCGCAGATACGCTTTCCGCACTCATCACACCACACGTCCGCCTGATATGTGTATGCCATTGTTAGCGCCCTCCATAGCGCTATCAATCACCATTACCTTTGCCGCGTTCCTAATCGCGGAATAGCCCGCCGCCGGATACCCCCGCCACGGCGGGTTAGTTCGCAATTACGCCACGCTCACAACCTCGTTGCCTGACGTTCGCAATCTAGTTTCTGCCAATTGCGCCGTGTATTTGCGATAGTTCTTTCGAGCTTCAGTAATCGCCGTGTGAATCATATCGGCAAAGTAACTGCCGCATATACCATACTCAAACACTTCCCAGCTCACCTTGACGTTATCCCGTGCCCATTGCTCCGCGCGTTCGCGGGTAGCAAATCCCCGCTTGCGCAACTTATCGGCGCGTGTCAGACAACTGGGGTACTTGCGGTCTTTGCGGTAAATCTGGAATCGACCGTTGCGCCGCACTAATCGCCGTGTATGCTTGGCAGCTTCGCGGTGATCCTGAAACGCTTCGATGCTTTCATAGATGCAACCGCAAAGATAATCCGCGCCAAGCTCCAATCCCGTTTCGTTGTGCGTCACTGTCACGGCAACTTGAAAACTGATCAAGTCTCCGCTTTCCAGTTTGCGCTGCACTTCGCCGGAATCATCGAAGCTCAAATCCGTGTCCCAGTCATACTCCGCATCGACTGAAACGCTGAAGTTCTGTGTTTGGAACTTTCGAATGTTGCCGATAAAATCTCTGTTCATGGGTTTGTCCCATCCTTTCGAGTTGCCGCTATCCTTATTTATAGCGCCTAACACTCTACCGTGTCAAGCATAATCGTACCTGTGCGCTAATCGACGTTGCAGAATCTCGGATTCGGCCCGACTTTCGCCAGGTTCCCCGCATTGACCATTGCCGGCAGATCCTCCCGGCTCCAAGCAATCTTGACCAGCACCCAGCCATCGCACGGCCGTTCAATCCCCGTGCCGTCCCCGTGCCGTGCCATGCCGCACGCGCGTGCCATTGGCATACCCTTAGCTTGGCGTATAGCGTCGCGCGCGCAGTGTGACCCATTCCCCTTTAACCCTTCCAGCGTGTAAACTTTACATAGCGATGGTTTTAGCGCCTAAAACTTTCAATTCGCAAAGTCTAAGGCGCTAAAACTTTACGATTGCAAAGTCTATTGCGTACCAGACGCCATGCCTACACTGTTAACAGTTCGCCAGTCTGAACGCTATACACTGGATAAGGCGCCTTGCCGTCCTCGAACCAATCGTGTCCGAGGCAATACGTCTTCGCGCCATCTTCGCAGTAATTGTCAAGATTCCCCGCACCCGGCGCGCACGGCGAGCAATACTGGGCGAACGTGTAATAGGGTGACAAGGTGACGAACAGCTCAGTATTATCGAAACACGACTCCAGTTTGTAACCATCTTTGTCATAACTCATGGAAAGCATTTCTTCCGAGTACACCTCGCTGGAATCGAGAAAATGCTTGCAGTTCACACAAGCGTAATCATCACAGCCGTGTTCCGAGTAGTTTTCCCAATCATCGGATTCGGGGTGCGCGCCGTTCGCTTGGAACTTGGCAGTGTCAACGGCAGGATTGCCGCATTCTGGACAGGTAGGATTGCCGTAGAACTCATCGAATCCGCCATCATAGACGCAATCGAGGTTCAATGAGTTAATTGCTATGACGCCATAGCGAATGCCAGTGTTCTTGTCAATGTTGGACGTACCATTGCCATAGTCAATGCCAGCATAACTTGTGTGCTTCACTGTCTTATCCTCCGTTTGACCTATCCTATCTTGTCGCCAATGTGATTACTTGTGCTAGTATTGGCCAAGCTGCATAGGCCATGATCAGCGCAAGTGTGAGTATAAATAAGGTTGCGAGACGTGAGCCCATACGAGTGTGCCTCAAAGCATCTTGCTGTGATCTTGTACCGGTACAGTGTTGTGATCCGAATGATGCACATACTCTCTGAAGTGAAACCCATCATCATCGGAGCAGACATAACCTTTGACTCGCTTGCCTGCTATGCGAGCATAGGCGGGAATGCTGAAGTAAGTATCAGGGATTCCGCACTTGACTGCTCGCTTGATGCCATCGGAGCAGAGCGCATAACATCGGCGAGTCATACCGCCATGAGGGTAAGCAAACTCCTCACCCTCTAGCCATGTGCCATTCGCCGCATCTACATTGTGGATTGTCATCCCGTAGTAGCTGCCACTACGGGGAGTCGGAGTAGGTTTCATAGTCGCATTCTCCTGTACTGTCTGCTACATTAACGCTATGCACGTTATCATGTCAATCCCCACTATCACCGATGCCAGTGACACACGTCACTGTAGGGCTGTGACAGTGCCAGCACGCGCCTAACCATACCGCGCGTCACTGCTCGCCATGCCAGTGATCGCCACTATCAGACGGTAGGATGCTAACCCGCACCCATAAGTTGCACACAGTATCGCCCGCAACTATACCGCACAAGGTAGCACTCGATCGGGTGGGCGCCGGCGGATCGTGACGTGATCCTGCACAGGTCCAGGTCCAGGTCCAGGTCCAGTGATCCTAGCAGAGCTGCGAGTTGTGGCGGAGGCGGAGGCAAGGGGTAGGGGTGCCGACCGGCGGCTACGGCGAGCACAATCGTGTAACCCTAGACCTGCGTTGAAAATTTTAGTTTAACCCGTGCTATTACTATGACTTGAAGGTAAATAAAATTTTTTCAGTGAGGTCTTGACTTTTACTATGAGTAGGGGTTCTACTATGAGCAGGAGATCATCTTATGGTCATCCAAGTCAAGAAGCCGACAGCGACTGTGGCGCAAGCGGGTGTGGTGCCAAGCGGTTCAGCGCTGCGCCCAGCGTACACGTGCCGACAGTGCCGTTATTCGTGGGTGCCACGATTCGATTTGCCGCGAGAACCAAAGGAATGCCCGAATTGCAAGCGGAGAAATTGGCGATGAAGGGCTTGTCCGAAATGTCGCGGTTCATGCAGTACGTCGATCCGGGAATCGGGTCTGGATGCTGGCTGTGGAAAGGTAATCGGAACAGACTCGACTACGGAATGTTCCAATTCCGGGGACGTAATCGCGGCGCGCATCAAGTCAGTTATGTTCTGTTTATGGGGGAAGTACCTGCGGGAAAGATTGTTCATCACCGATGCGAAGTTCCCGCCTGCGTCAACCCTGACCATCTGGAAGCGTTGACACACCGCGAACACATCCTGTTGCATGGCGGTCACGTCGCAAAATACATGACGCAGACAACGTGCAAGAATGGGCATCCGCTCAGTGGCGACAATCTGTGGGTTGATCCCAAGTGGGGATATCGGCGATGCCGTGCATGCATCAGGGCTAGTTGGCTGCGGTGGCGGGCTCGTACTCCGCACAAAGGATTGCAGCGGGGGGAGCGCAATCACAATGCTAAACTGACAACTGATCAGGTGCTGGCGATTCGGGCGTCGTATGTGCCGGGGAAAGTTGGATACAAGACTTTGGCCAAGCAGTTCGATGTAGCGCCAGACAATATCCTGAAGATCGTTCGGAGGCAGGCATGGACGCATGTGTGAACATGGACGCGGAGCGCAAGACCGCGCAAGTGGTGACGCCGTGACCAACCCTGCCCATCGCCGTCACGCATGGCGCAAGGCTCGCGACAAACGGGCGCAGTCCATCCGCCGCGTGGACGACATCTCGCTGGTCTGGTCGAATATCGGCGAGGAGTGGGTGGCCGAGTTGCGTAGCGGCGAGCGCGTATTCGGCGGCAGGGGCGGGGATGTGTGCGAGGCGCTGAGGACACTGGTGGAGGACATTGAAGAATGAGTGAAACCAAAACTAAGACCCCATCATACGGTTCCGGCAGCGGCACTGCCTACGCTTACGCTATCGAAGCTCGCACTACATACCCCGAACCACACTGCATCGGTGAATTGATTGTGGACGGCGAGTGGCGACGGGTGCCAGTGCGGGTTGCAAGGGGTGGTGGTTTTGGTGTGCCGTCGCAAACGTGGTGCAAACAGGCCGACGATCTCGACTTGTTGTCGTACCACGCCGCGTTGTCACTGGCTGCGTGGTTTGTCGCTGCACAACCGATTAACGGCGGATGCGTACAGATGCGTATGGTGCGGGTTAGGGTGGAGTGGAAATACGAGACGGCTGAATCAGGTGTGAGCGGTGTGCTGTTCGGTGGGGAGCGGGATCAAATATTTGTGAACAGGGAAACGGGGTTATTGAAAGCAGAGGCGGAGTGATGGTGCGTGGCCGACTCAATCCGGCAAAATCCCGCACTCGGCGCATAGCTGACCTATATGCAGGCACGTTTGAGGGGCGAGTGCGCGAACTGGTTGCTGCCGATGATGCAAAGCACGAGCACGACGCCGAGTGCAAGCCACTCCGCCCGTCCCCGCCCGTGTCGCCACACAATGCCAAGTCCCCTGTCGATCTCCAGCGCACCCCGCGATGCTATCTGTGCGGCGGTCAGTGGACGCTAAGGGGGGATCTGTACTACCCGAAACTAGCGGGTTCGCAGATCGTAGAGTGTATGGGGTGCGAGTTGGTGACGTGGGCGAGGTTCGATGAGGCGGTGTGGCAAATGAGAGGGTGGCGATGAAACTTGACTGGCGCTGGGTAACCATATCCACCTTCCCGCGAACCCGCATGCTTGACATCACCATCTCCCTGCGTCGGGGGTGGCTGGCTCTGCGCTGGTTCCGCAACGTCCCCTACGACGACCCGCGTGGCATCGTGTGGGCGCGGTCATCGCGATATACGCAGGTGTTTATCGTTCACCCGCCACCGCCACTGGGGGGAGGTACATTCCGGCTGCGGTGCGTGGAGTGTGGCGCTGACTACCCGATGACGCAGACCCCGACGCCCTGCGCGTTCTGCGCGGTGATGAAAGAGTCGGGCACAACGCTACGATTAGGATCGTGGTCACGGGAACGCAGGTGGAGCGATCATGGCTATGCAGTGGCGATTGGATACGGCAAGTACGTCACTCTGCGTATTGCATCGGCTATGGAAGGTGGCATACCCGAGACGTTCGCTGGCCCCGGTCCAGAGGATTTGCCCAAGCGGTATCGCTCGTATCAGGAAGCGCGGGCGGCGTCGGAGAGGTACAAGCGGTGGCGAACGCAACATGAGGGCGAGACAGCAGCGGCGATCAGTGAAGCGTTGGCTAATCGAATGATCACTGTATGTAGCGTGGTGCCCTATCCCACGCCATCGAGGCAATGATGACAAACAAAATTGTGGTGTTGACAATAGTGGTTGCACTATCCATTACTCTGTCGGCGTGTTTGCAGGCACAATACCCCGAGAGGGTACACTCTGGACAGGCCAAAAAGATTGTTAGCAATCTCATGTACGCGCAGGACGGGGTTACCAAACAGTGTTACGCACTGGTGGCATCGCGGCATGCGGTGGAGTTTACATCCAACGGGTTCACAATCACGTGGGTGCCGTGTACACCGGAAGTAGAATTGCAGATTAAAGCGTATGGGACAGGATCACAATGACTGATGCTGATCGCACCACCATGCGCGATGTGCTGGCGTTGATCCGCTACTACTCCCGGCGCGGGTGGAACTGGCTGGACGCGGCGGAGTACACGCTGGCCAGGGCTAGTGGCAGATGGCCAGTATAGATATACGGAGCAGGGAGAACCAAGTATGGAAATCGCGTGGGCAGACCGCGAACGAGGACAGCGTGATGGCGGTCTATGTAGATGACATGCGTGCAGGTTTCGGCAGTATGGTCATGTCGCACATGATTGCCGATTCCACCGTCGAACTGTTGGCGATGGCCGACCTGATCGGCGTGCAGCGTAAGTGGATGCAAAAGGGGAACACGTGGGAGGAGCACTTCGACGTGTGCCAGAGCAAGCGCGCGGCAGCGGTGAGACATGGAGCGCAGCAGATCACGCTGCGGGAGTTGGCGAAGATATTGACGGAGCGGCGACGGGTCGAAAGACCCGAGGAGACCCATAATGGCACAGAGCGATGACCGTCCGACAGTTCGCATGACGCTAACCGTCGGTCAAGCAAAAATAATGCGCGTACTGCTGGCATCGGGACTGTATGGGCGATCACTGCCTGATGTCGCCAAGCGGCCGATTGATCGCGGTCTGGAACCATACGTGGAAATGGCGCGTATAAAACTGGTGCCGAGGGTTGACCGATGACTATGTTGGAATTTCTCAAGCAACGTGCCGCAGCCGCCCACGAACGCGAGCGCCTGCACGCCCCCGAATCCGGCTACGATGTTCCCGCCGAAATCGACGGCGCGATCACCGTTCCTGTCACTCAACCTGAGTTCAACCAGATGCTGTCGGGCAGGTTACACGCCTTATCCGCCGCACAATGCGAGCCTACGTTGCAAAAACTCGGCTACCACGGGGTGCGCGTGTCGGCGCAAGTGATACTGTACGCATCGGGCTGGGCGGAACCTCTGGTGATGGATGAATTGATATGGGCTGTGGAAGTGGAAGGGGTACAGCCATGACCATGACAGCGCGAACTCTAAAGTTGATGAAAGACATAGGACGCTTGATCGATGCCTATGAGAGTGCTAGTACCGCCGAGTATACGGTTGGCTGTGTGATCAGAATTAAGAACGTCGTGCGGTCATGGGATGGCGAGAAGTTCAGCCGGGAGAGCACACCTGTGTCGCGTTGGAAGGAGCGGGTATGAACACTGTCGCCATCGTGCTGATCTCGCTGTTCGCCGGTGCCGCCATCGCCGCCCTCATCGCCGCCACCACATATCTGGCGTGGATGCAGCGCCAACTCAAATTGACAGTCAAAGCCGCCGAGCAGGCCATCACCGGCTCCACCGGCACCTGTACCCGACAATTGGAGTTGCTTCGCGACCAGATTGGCGTGATACTGGAGGCGCACCACCAGCAGATGGTCGCGGTGGTGGGTAAAATCAATGGCGAACAACTCGCAAAAGCCGCAGAAGTTGGCATCACTGCTGCCCGTCGAATCGAAACCTGCGCGGTCGCGATCGGCGAACTCACCAGCGCGTTACTCTCGGAAGAATCCCTCACCCTCCACCGCATCAAAGACACCGGCCTTGAACCAGAGTCGTACGCCCCGGAAGCGGCCCCCGGAGAGCGCTACGTCAGCCTTAACCGCACCGCCCAGGCCGACGCCAGGGAACTTGAGCGCGATAATCAAGACGGTGGCGGCGATATCCCGTAAGGGCGGCGCTGGCAAGCACACCGTCACCCCCTTCGATCGCGGCTGCTGGGCACTGAGCCAGCGCCCCGGCAAGACCGCCGAAGAGGTCGCCTTGGCTATGAACGCCACCGTCGCCGAGGTCAACCTGGCAATCGCCCGCGTCGAGCACTGGAAGGGTGCCAACTCCCGCGAGATGGTCGTCGCCGCCATCAACGAGCAGGCCATCGAGGCGGTCAAGCCACTCGGCAAAACCCTCGCCGATGCCCAGCACGCCGAGCGCATGGTGGTGCCGCCGCGAACCGAAACCGTCACCGCTGAGGACGGCACTGTCACAGTTCGCACCGTCGCCCCTGCCGTCTATGAGCCCGACTATGCCACCCGCATCGACGCCTCCCTTGCCGCCATCAAGGCCGCCGAGGCGACCGCCGACAAGGGTGATCGCATCAACGTCAACACCGGCATCCAGCAGAATGTTGCGCCGGGTGGGACAGGGTTCTCGTTTGAGAGGTTGGTGCGGGAGCGGCGGGAAGCCAATGGCCTGAACGCTACGGTGACACAAACACAGGTGGATGATGTCCAAGACGCGGAAGTGGTGAACGACGACGATGAAGATCCCGACCGCGATGGCGACAATTACGAGGATGGTTCCGAGGACATGGTAGAGGGCTGACCCCATGCGTATCGAACGCCGTGACAACAATCTCAACGACGCCATTGAAGCCCTCAATGAGAAATTCTCTGTTGCCCGCAACAAAGCCAAGACCGACCTCGAAGCCGTCCCCTTGGCATGGTCGATGCTTGATGCCAGCGAACTGGAATTCGTTACCCAGGAAATTGACCGCTGCACAACCGACTGCCGCTATTTTATGGAGAACTATTACCTGATCCGCGACGAACGCGGACGGTTGCGATCCCTGTATCCTTGGTGGGATCATCAGATCATTCTCCATGAGGCTATCGAGGATGAATACGCCACCAAAGGATGTTGCCGCATCATCGTGCTCAAGCCGCGTCAAGCGGGCTCCACGACATGGAACGCGGCACGCATCTTCCACTCCACGATATTTGTCCCCAACACCTACTCATTGGTAATGGCGCAAGATGACCGCGTGTCGGATGAAATCTACCAGCGCGTCATTGACGCATATCACGCGCTCCCATTTTTTATGCAGCCCGATTATTTGTCCAAGCAGCAGGGGCGTCAAGTAATCTTTCAGCGCTCCGATGAACAGCAGCGCGACGTTGACCCCGGCCTGGGTTCCACCCTGCACGTATCCAACGCCCAGCGCTCGACAGGTGTTGCTATCGGCCGCACAGTACGCAACATCCTCGCCTCTGAGGTTAGCCGTTGGCCTGACCCGACTGTATGGACTGCCGATATCAAACCGTCGCTCAACGCCCCCGACATGCTCGGCGTGATGGAGTCCACCGCGTACGGTCGCGCAGGATTGTTCTGGAACATGTGGCGGGCGGCGGAATCGGGCAAGTCCATCTGGCGTGCGCTGTTCATTCCCGTTTACCGGGTGAGCAAATACTCAATCCCGATTCCTGCGCGCGAAAAGTTCGTGCTCACACCCGAGGAGAAAGCCTTGCGCGATGCAGTGCGCAAGAAAGAGAAGTTTGCCATCCCTCTGGGGTTTTTTAAGTGGCGGCGCGGGGAGATCGCCGAAGCTATCGCCGCTACCGGCAGTGAAGAAACGCACATGGAGTCCTACCCCGTGACCCCCGGCGAGGCGTTCATCAGTTCGGGTTTCTGCGCGTTCCCGCGAAAGGAATTGAACCGTCAGCAGCGCGAACACTGCCACGACCCTCTCGCGGTCGGCGAGATTGAGTTCAAATCGTGGGACGAATCCCCGATACTCCACGTTCACGCCCCCGAACCTGACGACCTGATGGACTTGCCCGACCGCATCAACCGATTCGCGTTCTGGGAAGAACCGCGAGAAGGTGAGGAATACTATCTGGGGGCTGACGTTGCCAGCGGTGATGCCAAAGACTTCTCTGCTGCCGCTGTCTATCGTATGGGATGGGGGTCGGAACCAAACGTTCAGGTTGCCGAATGGCACGGTCACATTAACGCCAGTCACTATGCCCGAGTGCTCGCCGCGATCAGCCATTGGTACAACGATTGCGAAATTGCGGTGGAATACCAAGCAGCGGGCGTGACTACTGGCGATGAGTTGCGCTGGGTGCTTGACGCGCCGCAAATTTATCGTTGGCGCCACCTCGATCGCGTGTCCAACACGATGACGCAGCATATCCACTGGATCACCAACACCAGAACACGTGAGGACGCCATCAACAGGCTATCTGAAGGGCTGTTGGATAAGATGCTGGAGATACGCAGCACACATGCTGTTGAAGAGATGCGAGATTTTGGCCGCTACGAAGGTGAGGGCAAAGCCCAGGGCTTGGACAGCCCTGATGATTTGGTAATGGCCCACCTGATCTGTCTGTGTGCGGCGCACCAGACCGGCAAACGCCAGGAGTTGGGCGAGCGTATGGGCATGGGAACGAACGCTCAATCTCCAACCTCATCGGCGCTGATGCCTATCGTACCCAAGAACTGGATCATCGTTGACATGTATGGCCGTCAGGTACAAGACCACTTCACCAGCGAGAAAGCCGCATGGGATGAGATTGAAAAGTGCCAGAAGAAAGTTGGGTTCAAGCTGCCGTGGACGGTGAAGCCTGTAGTGGTGATGGCGGCTAACACGTGTTTTTCCCCGATCTACGACCGCCCCGACAGCGCGGAAGGTCAACTGTACGCTCAGGGGATGAAGGACAAGCACGTGCTCCCCGATGCGGTTGCAGCCATGCGGGATGTGATTATGCACCAGCATTACAACAGTCGCGTAGAGGATGGAGACGAATGAGGCGCGGTGAGAATCTATACAAGCACGGGCTGTCTCAAACACGGTTGTACAAAGTGTGGGATGGTATGCGTAGTCGCTGTCTGAATCCCAATCAACACTCTCACCATAAATACGGTGGGCGTGGAATCACCTTGTGCGAAGAATGGTTGAATCCGATAGTGTTTATCGCGTGGGCTGAGACGCACGGATACGCTTCGGGGTTGCAGATCGAGCGGCGAGACAATAACGCTGGATACAGTCCCGACAACTGCTATTTTGCTACCCGACAGCAGCAATGCCGTAACACTCGCACGAATCGGGTGATCGAATTGAACGGACGCTCCATGACGGTGACCGAGTGGGCCGAGCAACCCGCTGTGAAATCGTTGGGGTTGACTCGGGACACCATTTACGCTCGGTTGCAGAGAAAATGGATTGAACAGGAAGCCATCACAACGCCTATTGGGGCGTTGAAAGGAAGACGCAAGCGGCAACGAACCGCTGCTATCTGAAAGGAGACTTACCCTATGCCCCCACTAGTTCCCCAATTGCGTGAAGACCTCGCCTACGTGTACTGCTTCGCGTGTCGCGATGCTGGCACGCCCAATGTGCCCCTCCGCCGCAACACCAATCTCAACCTGCCGCCATTCGTGTGCAGCATCAACCCCATGCACCAGTTCACGTTTGCGCAGTTGCAACAGCATTCGGCTGAGATGACCCCGATGGCGGCGGTGATGCAGGAGCAAATCAACGCGGCATCGGTCAAATGGGCGATATGGGTGATGCCCAACACCAAAGCCCTGCTCGAACAGAAATGGTCGGGGCGGATCTACACCTCGGTCGCCACGTTGCTCGATGCGCTGGCCGACGACAGCGTGATCTTCATCCAGGGGGTGGAAGTCAAGGAGTTGCGCAAGCGCGGCATCCAGAATGGCGAGCAAATCCTAGCTGCCCTCAACAATGCCAAGGAAACCGAGCGCCAACTGCAAGAAGCGGTGGAGATGATCAAGCAATTCCGTGACGCCCTGAGCAGCGTTGAGGGCGGCGGCTAGTGCGGCTAGTGCCCGGTAGTGCGTGGATAATTCGCCCCCGCTTGACTTGTGTGCTATAACAGTTGCTGACCGCCATGGCCACCAGCGTCACCAATCCCGACGCCAACATCGAACTCACCGATACGCCGCCGCCCGTTGCCATATCCCCGTCACATGCTCTGGCACTGGAACGCGACATCGTTGAGTGGACGGACAGGCTGTTTTCGCAGGCCACCGAGGACCGCGACCGTGAGCGGGAAATCCGCGAGACGATGCGGATAATAAAATTTTTAGATGGGGATCATTGGACTGACGGCGCACGGAGATCCCGCAACCGTCCGGTTCTCAATGTCACGCGCCGCCACTGGTGGGATTCGGTAGGTTTGCTCACCGATCTCAGCGTAGATTTTCTTGTTAAACTTTTCGATAAATTAAATGACTTCAGTCAGCTCGAACAAACCCTGAATCAGCTTGCCGTTCATTGGGCGATGCGCAACAAGGGCGAAGACCGCCTCTACGATGTCATCCTCTACGGGTTGCTGCACACGGGGCCGTCGAAGGTGCAGTGGAATTCCTCCCTTGCTGGCGGCATGGGAGACGTGGACTTGGTGCCGATCGCCCCGTGGCAGTGGGCCACTATCGGCGCCGGAACCGACCCGCAAGATGCCGAATGCATACTCTACTATCCGGTGGTGACCCGCGATCACATCGCGCGCAGATTCGGTAAGGAATTGGCTGGTCGCGTTGAGTGTGACATGGAATTGTCCGGTTCCGCACTGAGCGGCCAAAGCTACAGTCGGCCGGGAAAGATATCCGCTGAAACTTGGTCGCGCATGGGTGAAGCTCTGCGCATCTCGCTCGGCGTGCGCAAGTCCCCCGGCACCGGCGGCGAGTCGATGTACCCGATGGCGCTGTGCAAAGAGTTGTGGCTGCGGGATAACTCAACCAACGACACCAGCCGAACGGTAACAGTGGGGCCGGCAGATTATCGCGGTGAGCCGCTGGTTAACTGGGCGTACCGTGTGGAACCCGGCATGCCCCTGTATCCGCGCGGCAGAGTCATCACCCAGGCAGGGGGTGCGGTATTGGAGGATTCCCCGAACCCCTATTGGGACCGCCGCTTCCCGTTCCCGGTGTTCCGGCCGTTCCGCCTGCCGTGGAAAATGTCGGGCGATCCGGTAGCGCGCACGTGGATACAAATGAACCGCCCGATAAACCAGATACTCGGCGGCGTGCTGGATATGATTCAGGCGATCATCGAACCGACTCTGATCGGGCCGAAGGGGGCGTTCCCGCAAGCCGATTGGGACGCACTCGACCCCGGCGCGGCAGGGGGGAAATTGCGCTATAACAACAATGCGCCGCGCCCCCCCGAATTCGTTAAACGGGGAGAGATACCGGGATGGGTGTTCACGTATCTGACCGAAATAAAGCGTGAACTGGATATGAGTTCCGGTGCCAGTGCAATGCAGCAGGCATTAGGCAAGAAACAAGTTCCCGGCAGCGATTCACTGGAAATGATCCTGAATACGCGGTCATTGCCAATCAAGGTTGAGTCACGTGCTCTTGCATCGTACATCGAGGATGCCGGATCAATGGTTATCACACGTATGCTTCAATTTTATTCGGCGGCGATGCGCGTGAACATCCTCGGTGGTGAAGGCTTGACCCCCAACGATTATCGTCCGATTTACGGGGAAGCACTGCCACAAGGCATGGCCCCCGAAGATTTCGTTAAGAGATTTTCTGCCGTAATTCGGCGTGATACGTTGCTGCGTTCGCAGAGGGACCAAGAAATGCAGGTCGGATTTGCACTCAACAAGATGGGAAAACTAAGTGATCGTGGATTGTTCCGCTTGATAAACCGCAATATCAATTTCGAGCAAAACAAAGCCGAGCTACTTGAAGAGGCAAAAACGAAACTCATGGTGGCTGCCGCTGCCGCTGCGTTGACGGGGAAGGGGCCGAGCGGGGGGAAGAAAAAGTAGCATCAGTCTTCCAACCATTTCCAAGTTTTACGCCTGCGAATTAGACATACACCTGTTGGGCCTATACCAAACATCTTGGCTATCTGCCTTCCCGTAATTCCCTGAAGGGTTCTGATCTCGCGTACAGCGTCTGGAGTTAAGATTGTATTGTGGTGCTGCGCTCCAAATTTCATACGCTTCTTGTTCTTCATGTCGGTGGAGTTGTCTTGATGAGTGCCCATGAACAGATGACGAGGGTTAACGCAGTTGCGAACATCACAAGTGTGGCAGATGCACATGCCTTTCGGAATAGATTCTGCATGTGTGGTCATCCATGACAATACGTGCGTGCCCTGCATACATCCGTTGTGCTTGACCTTGCCGTACCCCCGATCAGTGGCGTAAGGCCAGAGTACACACTCATCGGTTTCGCGTTCGATCAGCCCTTGTAGAATTTCCAAACCGTGACCGCGTGGGCAGCGGGGTTTCTTCTCGCTCATGCCGACACCATCTTTCGTTGCCTCCTCGGCGTCTCCCAGTATGGCGTCTTACACTCTCTTCCCGCACACCGCTTGGGCTTCTCCCATGCCCGCCAATCGTGCCCGCAGCGCTCGCAGTGGCAGACATACACGGTAAGTTTACGTCTATCGCATGACATGCACCGCATGGTATCACCACAGGAAAAAACTTGCAATCATGGCATCGGATAAGTTGCTTACCGCTTGACAATTATGCTTCCATCTTCATCAGTTGATCGAACATGCAGCATCGTTTGATCTCCTGATGGGGACAGATTGAGCCGATGGTTGACCCAAAACCTCATCATTAACCGGCAGCCCCGGTGAAAGGACCGCTAAAACCAAAATGGCTCGCGGAAAAGGCCGTAAAAAGGGAAAGCGCGGGAAGGGCCGGAAGCACGGCCGCAAGTAGCAACCCATAACCAATTCGGGGGTGACACCTACCAGTGCTCGCCCCCTTAACCGTACCAAGTACCAGATGAGCGAGGACTCCTCAGATGGCGAACAGCAAGAACCCCAGCAAGGAAGTCGCGAAGAAGACCCACGCGGGCGGCTCGGTCGAGGAATCGTTCGGCGCAGCTCCCCCAGTGATCTCGGTCGGCGGCGGCCGCATGCACAAGTTCGGCCACAAAATCCACAAGGAAGTGTGGCCCACCATGGCCCACACCTATAGCGTCGATGTGAAGACCGGGTTCCCCGAGGGCTATGACCGGCCCACTAAAGGAACCAAACCCTAAGCGCATGGCTGACGACAGCAAATCCGGTAGCGGTAGCGGGGGCTCCAAGAAGCTCCCCAACTTTTATTCGCAAGTCGGCGACATGTACGCGGGCGGGGGCGCCGGCAAACCCAAGCCCGCCGCCGGTGCCGACGCAGGCGAAAAAGTCACCAACGTCAAAGCCCTTCTCGAAGTCTTCAAGAAAATGGACAAGATGGAGAACGATCCTGCTGCCAAAGACATCATCCAGCAGATGGCCACCTTGGCTCAGTCCTATATGGACAAAGTGCAAGGTGGCGGCGCGGGAGCAGAGACTCCACCCCCGGCAGCGGGAACCAGTACGGGCACCGAGGCGGGCATGTCGCCAGGTGCGGGCGCTGGTGCAGGCGCAGGCGCGGGTGCAAGTGGTATGGGCGGCGGAGCGGGCGCAGGTTCGATGCCCCCCGTTGCATAACGAGTAGGCGATGGACAGCGCGCGGGCATAACACCCGCACAAGGATGACGATATGGCAAAGACGGTGATCGAAGATCTGATGGCGCTCCTCAGCCCCGAGGAAGCGGCCGCAGTGCGCGCCAGACTGGACGCCAACCCCGGCGTGGTGGTCAAGGCCGCCAAGTCGCGTGAACTATTTGACATCTATAACGGCGACGAGGAACCCACAACCACCACGACTACGACAACCCCGGTCACTCCGGTAACCACGACCGCCTCCACGACCGAAGTCCACACGCCGACAGTGCCATCCACAGTCACCGGCACAAGCACTGCGACTACCTCGACCAGCGCCGATTCGCCGCTGCTTGCCGAGATTCGCGCGTTGGGATCGCGCATGGATACGCGGATGGGTGAGATTGAGAAAAAGTTCGTGTCAGTGGACAAGCTCCCTGAGTACCGCGCGGACATCTTGGGTGCGTCAATCAAAGCTTCGGACGACTACGCTCGGGTGCGCGAAGATCACCGCACGGAGTTCGGCAAGCCCCTCGACCGCGCCGCCTTCGAGAAGTTCGTCACCGACCAGCGCGAGGCAGGCATCCGGTTCAAGGACATGAAAGCCGCCCACGACAACTTCGTGGCCAAGGAACGCCAGGACGCGGCCATCGCCAAAGGGATTGACGATGGGCTCAAGCAGAAGCAGTCGGGAACGATGGTGCCGGGGCAGACGCAGCAAGTGGCCCTGAGCGCATCCCAACAGATTCTGGCAAAGCAGAAAGCCGCAGCCAGCGCCAATCAGGATGGCAAAACCAATGCCATGATTGCCGCTGAAAAACTTGCGAAGATTGTACGTGACCGAGAAGCGTCAGGATCGGTACAGTGATGCCACAGCCCAACACATCACGCGAAGAGTTCGATGTAGCGGTAGCTAAGGCTTGCGCTATCGATTGGGCGAGGCTCGCCGCATTCATCGACGGCGAAGGCACTGTGTTCATCCAGCGCACTGCCGTCAAAACTGGAACGAAGTGCCCTCAGTTCGTCCTGACCCTAGTTGTCGCGAATACCGATCTGCGATTGATGGAGTGGCTGTCGCGTACGTTCACTGGCACAGTGTATTTCAGTCAGTCGCTGAGTCAGCGTACCAAGTGCAACAAGATTTGCCACTCTTGGCGCGTGTTTGATGAGCGGGCAGCGGTGCTGTTAGAGCACTGTTTGCCTTATTTCATCATCAAGCGTGAACAGGCCGAGGTCGGCTTATCGTACCGAGAGTTGCGGAGAATGGGATCGAAGGGTCGCAGACTGGTCACGGGGGATATAGAGGCCCGTGAGGTTCTGTATCAGAAGTTGAAAGAGTTGAATGGCCCGATGGGCGGCAAGACAGTATCGCCGCAGCAAGTTCAGTAGCAGTGCCGTACCGAACGGTGCTGTAAAGATCGGTTAAGGAGCGTACTATGCCGCTTACATACGGTGACGTGACGGCTGTAACCGTCAACTACGTCAGTTCCGATTTCATTGATTCGTATTTCAAGGTGTCGCCCACCTTTGTAAAAGTCTGGAAATCCGGCTCGATGGCGAAGCCATATCCGGGTGGCAACCAGATTCAGGTTCCCTTCCAGTATGCTCCGCTGAAGGCTGGGCCGTTTCCTCCCGGCGGAACCTTTGACATTGGCTATGTGGACACCCAGACGGCGATGGTGTTCAACCCCAAATTTTATTACGCCAATGTCACTGTGCAGGGCACGCAGCTCCCCATCAACCGGGGCGAGGCAGCGATTATGAACTTCCTCGAACCCAAGGTGGTCAACGCCGAGCAAGCCCTCGCCCAGTCCCTGATCACCGGGTTCTTCGCCGACGGCCAGGGCACCGTGACCCCGCTGATCGCCCTGGACGGCATCCTGGCTGGCTATGACGATGGCACCAACTACGCGAGTTACGGGGGAATTACTCGCTCGGCGATTGGCACCGGCGCGAGTGTTGGCATCAACGGCTACTACTTCGCTAACGCTAGCGGCTCGCCCGCCGCCGCCACCCCGTGGCCATTCTCGCTCCAGCAGTTGCAGGTGGCCTTTGGTCAGGCGACGTTCGGGCCAAATCAACCGAACTTTATCGCCACCACCCAGTCCATCTACAATGCGTTCTGGGCAAAAATGCTGCCCATGCAGCGCACCTACGAGACCGATCCCGACTTGCAGTCAGCCGGGTTCCGCTCGTTCAAGTTCAACGGCATGTCGGTGGTCGTCGATCAGTATTGCCCCACCGGCTATGTGTTCGGCATGAACACCGACTACATCGACGCCTACGTGAGCGACGATCCGCGATTCGGGTTCGGGTTCACCGGGTTCAAGGAATTGCCCAACTCGGTGGACATGGCGGGGCAGACGCTGTTTGGCGGCAACATTGTCGTCACCGCGCCGAGGCTCGGGTTCATCCTTGCCAGCGTTCAGTAGTCGAGGAGCGCCGAGCGACTAGAGTTTGCAGTGCATGGGTTCGTAGACAGATTCGTAGCATGGAGAAAACGTCATGTTGACGACCGAATATCCAGTAACTAGCAGCAATCTCAAAGCAGGCATGGGCATCTTCGGCACCGCCGATGCGTGGACCTCCAGCTTGGTCAACTTCGGAGCGCGTAATCCGCTGGGCGCTTTGGCGTGGTTCCCGGCAGCCAGCGCTAACGGCGGTTTCATCGGCGGCATGACATCCAACGCCCCGCTGCTCTCGACCAATAGCGGCTACGGCTCGGGCATACTGGCCAAATACTGTCTCTACCGCTCGACCGCCAACCCGGCGATGCAGGCTGGCCCCGCGCCCGTCTACTACACCGACGAAACCTTCACCGTCGTCTCGGGCCAATACTCGGAAGCCTACCTGGCGTCGAACTCCAGCTTCTGCGCCGGATGGCTGCCCCTGAACACGGGCACCGGCACCTACGGCGTCGGCACGGCCATCTCCGCGACGATTCTGAACAACTCGGCGACGGGATACACTTCGGCTGTGGCTACCACTGGCGGATCGTTCGTGTGGATCATCCTCGCCGGGTTCATCCCCAGCGCATATCTCGCGGCTGGCGCTCAGGGCAACATGGTTTATGGCTCGGGCAACTTCGCCACCACCGGCATCGCTCCCGGCTCGAACTTCACCAACAAGGCGATCGGCTATGTGGTGGGTGCGGTGACCTCGAACATCGGCGACGTGGTGGCTGTCCCCGGCTGGCTGCTCTGATCGGGGTGAGGCCAAGGTCAGGGTTGGGGGTCAAGGAAAGGGAGAGAGGTTAGCGTATGGCACTGCCATCTTATCTGTCGGTCGTACAGGGGTCGCGCAACGCGCTCGGGCCGGACACCGGCTGGGAAGAATCGTTTCTGGTCGTCCCCGGCACCAACGACTACGTGGTGGGCGGCTATCCGATCACCAACGTGATGACGCGATGCAAGATCATCGCCGACGCCTGGTTGACCATGCAGAACCCATTGGCGGGCGGCTACGATGCGTTCTTCAACGCGCCGCTGGAAATGTTCAAGTCGCTGTTCACCTCCACGTACCCGGAGCAGGGCACCAACGACGCCTTCCCCGGCTACTCAACGGTGTACTTCCAGATTTTCCAGAGCGGTTCAGCGGCGGGCAGGGAACCGGAGCTGGCATCGGGCACCAACCTGCTTGGGTGCGTGTGGCAGATACGCATCAGAAGTTACTGAGTTCGGGGTAGCGGCAGTGGGTGTAGCGGGTGTAGCGGGTGTAGTCGAAGGGGCCTTCCATCGCCTCATAGGGGTGGGCTCGGGGTGGGAATCCCTGAGCCCATTTTTTATTGGCACGAATGAGCACGGATAGAGGATAATGCTGGCATGTCGATTACGCCACCGACGCCGATACCAAACCAGGTGGGCTACAACGGCGCTATGCCGTTCGTTAACCAGCAGAACTTTGGTCAGTTAACGGGCGAGTGCAACGCTTGGAATTTAGGCATGGGCGCTCCACTCGTGCAGAACGCAATCAACAATGCGCTGCGGCAGTACCTTGATCGGCGGTTATGGTATGGATGTCTGGTTCGCGGGCAGATCGCGACCACTGGCTATTACTCAACGGGCACTGTAGCATTCACGCTCGGCTCCAATATCGTGCAGGGGATCAACACAGGGTGGACGCAGAACATCAACGGCTATCCGATTACACAGCAGGCGATCCGCGCTGGCTACATCTCCCCGGTCATGCAGATCACGTCGCTCAACGTGACCACGCAGCAACTCACTATTGATCTGCCGTGGGCGCTGCCCAGCACGTCATCAACTGGGTATTACCTTTGCGGTTACTATTACCCTATTGTCGGGTGCAAATTTGTGTACTCGATGAAGAACATGCAGTTGCAATATCGCATGAATACCAACGTGCCGCAATCGCTCATCGAGAACCTTGACCCGACGCGCATGACGATGATGTACCCGCGAGCCTGCGTGACGATGCCGCCTGACCCGAATGGAAATTATCAAGTTGAAATCTGGCCAGTGGCAAGCACGCCGCAGCCTCTACCTTATCTCGCATACTGCCAGCCTCCCAACTTGGTGAATGACGCTGACAATCTACCTCCCTACGTGCGCGCTGATATCATCAAGAACATGGCTATCGCGGAAATCCTGCTGTACAAGTCCAAGATGAATCCATCGCACTCCGAGTCGATGTGTCTTGCAATATCACAGGAAAAGCGGAAGATAGCGGAAGGTGAGTTGTTCCAAGCGGCGCAGATGGACGAGAACCTGTGGCGACAGGACGTGACTACGCAGTGGGAGTCGCTGCCGCTGATCGATTTGCAGTCTGGTTATATCGGCGGCGCGATGGTCGCGGCAATGAGTCCGCAGATGGCGGGCGGATGGGATGACTACTGATGCCAATCTACAGCCAGCGATGTGACGCCTGCGGTGCGCGGTTCGAGGTCATCGCTCTCTCGTTCGATGCGCCGCGCCCCTGTCCCGAGTGCGCGTCCACTGCCACGACCAACATCATCGAGTTGTGCGCATTCCGCGTGTCCACCCGCAAGCGCACTGACGACGTGAAGCGGGGCAAGGCGCACAACCCTTACGAGAACCTGACACTACAACATATCAAGGATGAGACGGGCAAACCCGTGAAGGTGAACTCGGAAGCGGAGTTGCACGCGGCCGAAAAGCGTTATGGGTTCGTCCATGCGGCAAGTTGGGGGCTGGAAGATAAGCCGCCACAGCACGACCCCGATGCGGGCAACATCGCCAAATCGTATAAGCGTAAGTTCAACCGCGACCCCGCCGCCTACGACCCCGACCGTGTGACGGGCGTATCGGTCGGGGTGGCCAAGGGCGCGGACGACACCCTGGCACCGCGACCTAACTCAAGCAAGAACGTCGGCACATAACGGAGGGTAGCGATGGCGAGTTACAGCGACACAGGCGTTGGGGTTAGAAAGACTCGCAAGCAAGGTGAGAAGGATCGCGCATGGTCAAGGGGGGCAGGCGCGATGGCGAAGGCATACGGTCGTGCTCTGAAAGAGGGCCGCTATGCGCCACGCTACTCTGCAACCAAAGACGATCTGCGCGGCTACGTCAAGTATTTTGGTTCACAATCTCGTCAGGCTAAAATCCGCGCTGATGCCGCCGCTCCGCGCAAAAAGTCTCGCAAAGGCAAGCGCAGTAAGTCCCGTTCAGGAGGTCGTCGATGAGCACACCCAAGCGCAATCCGGTTGAACCCCGCAAGCACATCAAACCCTCGCCCCATCTGCGCTCCTCGCCCGCGCGCACCGACGAGTCCCACGAGGTCTACCGCCACCTGGCCGCGCACGGCCCGCGCGACATGGGCCACACCCGGAACGGCGACAACCCCTCCATACCCTACGTGACCTACCGCACGCTGGAAGAGGTTACGGCGGGAACCCCGCGACAGACCCGCGAGGAGTACGCTGGCTACGACCCCAAGACGGGCAAGTCCAAGTACAGGACTGTTCCCGTGGGTACTATCTTGGAGAACGCCCAGTCGCACATCAACTGCGGCAAGATCCCCGCGATCTCCACGGGTGCGCGGCAGGCGCGATTGAAACGTGATGCCGACACCAAGGATGGCAACGCGAGCGAGTGTTGTCCGACGCAGTGGGGGTATGGCTATCCGTCGTCGCCTGTGCCGTTGGCAGGCCAGAAACCGAAGCGGAGGTACTAACACGTGGCCTTCAGAACCTGTTGCAAACTCGTCATTCAATCCACTACCCAAGCTCAGCCCTTGGTCGGCTCATGGGTCACTTCTGGTAATCTCAGCTCGCCCACCAGTCAGCCCTACACCGTCACTTTGGGCGCTATGGCTTCCGGTTCCGGCTGGCCCGACGCTGCCGGTATCTTCGTCGTTGGCGACATGATCCAGATGCAGTGCCCCAACCTCAACAACGCCGAGCCGATGCGTATCAGCGCCATCCCCTCACCCAATCAGTTGACCTTCGGCCCCGGCACCGGCGCCGGCATCAGCACCTACAGCAACACCGCTATCCAGAACCCGGTGGCCGTCAATTATCACGTCAACGGCGGCTTCGGCGTCGGCGCGTGGGTATCCTTATTGCTGGACGTGAACTCGATCTACGTCCAACCCGAAGACGGCAACAGTGGCCAATGGCTATACATCGGCAACTCTCCGTCCATGACCGCTACCTATCGCCGTATCAAGAAGCTCACCAAGGTCGCCTCCAATGCTCAACCCAACGATTGGATTACCCCGGCGGTGGTCGGCAACCCATGGCGTACCTCCGAACTCTGGATACTGGGCACGGCGGTTGGTGACGGCTACACGGTATCGTTTGTGATCGAATAGTGGCGGACGATGGGGGGGGGTGCTGGATGTGGCAACTGCGGCGGCAACTGCGATGGCTACTGTTACTGTTGGCGCTGGCGGCGAGATTAGCTGTTGCGCAAGCTCCGCCTGGTAACGTTTTTTGCGCCGCTAACCTGGCGTGCTCAGTCACCGGCCCGTGGACGTTTACTACTCCGCTCTATCTTCCATTCTTCGGCTCCACCCAGTGCATCGGCGTCAACTCCAGCGGCCAAGTCGTCACTGTGTCGTGCGGTAGTGGAGCTTCTTACCCCGGCGTGACCAGTGGAGGATATGGGGTGCTGGATGTAGGCACGGTGCCAACGAACGTAGCCCAGATTGTAGCTCCATCGGTAACGGGAATCGTGCAGAGCATGCTTCCAATTACGGCCAGCGACATAACGACGCTAACCACCGCCATAAGCGGATTGGGAAGCACCGCCGCAGCCATCGTCGTCAAGGGTCCGATCACCGTTGCTACCAACCTCTCGATCCCGTCCACGGTGCAACTCAGCGTTGAGGACGGAGGCTCTTTCGCAGTCGGCCTCGGAGCCACCCTGACCATCAGCGGGCCATTCTCCGCAGGCAACTATCAGGTATTCAGCGGCAGCGGGAGCGTGGTGTTCTCCACTAATCACACGGTCAATTTCGTCTGGTTTGGTGCAAACGGCTCCTGCAATACATCCTCGCTGGGATCGTGCGTCGATTCCGCTCCGGCCCTGTCGAATGCGGTTGCTCCGTATCGCGTTACCGATCCTCTGATGAATGCGCAAATGCCGAAGTTTCTGCTCCCGGTTGGAACCTACCTTGCCGCTTCGTCGATCAACTGGACCAGTCTTGCCAGCTTAACCGTGGAGACGGGTGGCGGTTCGACCCGCATCTATTCCACCGCCCACACCGGCAGTAACCCAAACGTGCCCGCTATTGATTTAACTGGCGCGGGAGACAATTACAGTATCGGGCCGTTGATCATTCAAGGGGATAACACTACTCCGCCCGGAGTCGCGATTCTTGGCGGCGCTGGCAACAATCGGCAGGGTTGGGCAGGAAACCTGATCGATACGCCGACGATTCTCGGTAACTACACTCTCGGCGGGATGCTTTTTTCCAATGTCACCGACCTGCGGATCGTGCATCCGCTGGTGTACGCTTCCAGCCCGACCGGCGCCTACACCTATCAGTTTGGCATCGCAGCCACCGGGCATTATGACTATGCGAGTTACGTGGCGAGCGCATACACAACGCCAGTCACTTCTTCCTATAGTCATGATCGGGTACGAATCTATTACAGCTCATTCAACACCTCCACGATCACCGGCACGCCAACCGTCGCAACTCCTTATCGCGCTATCGTGCTTCACGACATGGGACGTTCCAGCGTCGAGCACGCCTATTTCGGCAACAATGGGAGCGTGCCGGTAACGGATGCCTGCGTACAGCTCGACAACACCACGGCGGGAACGACGCTCTCGGTGGATACCTTCGATGACTTGTGGAGTGAAAGTCACGCGCTTTACATCCTGCATCTCACCGCTTCGGGATTGTCGGGTGAACCTGGCAGTCCGAACTTCCTAGGGTTGAACGTCCGCAACCTGGGCGGGAACGCCTACAGCGGACGCGCGGTATTTGGCGACCAGTACACCTACGTCAGTGATTTGCGGATGCCGTCCATCGGAGGGGCGATCGGCGGAAACACTGCCGTCACTCCCACCTATACAGCCAGCAGCGCGACCATCTCGGTTCCCGGAATAAGTACGTGGTGGTACGTCCTCAATGAGCCCGTGACGCTCTCATCGTCGGGCGGATCGGTTCCTACCGGGTTCTCCTCTGGCACTGTCTATTATGTGGTCAGCCCGAACCAAGGCGCGAGTACATTCAGCCTCGCTGCCACACCTGGGGGAACGGCAATCGCACCGTCCGATACCGGCTCGGGCACGCAGAGCATAGGACTGGCAACAGATTATTCCGCTATCCAGGTTGACCAACTGACTAAAGCGATCATCGGATTCTGGTGGGATACCGAAACGAGATCCTACGTGGATTTCTTCGCCAATTCAGTAACCCGCAGCGAGATATCCCTGCCGCAAGCGCTCAATCTTGACCGGGCATGCACGGGCACGGGCACGCCTTACAGTTATTGCACGGGACTTCAGACTGGAACGGCGACAACTCCCTCAACGGTAGCGGCGCATGACAATACCGTGTGGGAAATTACGGGTTATAACGGGGTCGCTGGATTTACGGTGTACGACAATCCGCCCCTCAATCTACAGTCAGTCAATCCCCCTTCCTGCACGGGCAGCCAGATCATGGCTGGAATCAACACGAACGGCACGGCAGTTTGTTCCTCCGCTGCTGCTCCAATCGGGGCAACAGTCGCTGCGGTTCCCTTAACCACTTACAGCGGAACCACGAGTTCTTCTGCTACGACCATCTACACGCCATCGGCGGGAGGGATGTTCAGGCAGTGCTTCTTTATGATGGTCACGGCAACCGGAACGGGAAATTTTATAGGGGAGACTAGCTACACGGCGAACGGTGTGGGACTCTCTAATGCTTCTACCACATCGTTAAACACAAACACCCTGAACAACAATACTGGCGGTGGGGCTAATGGAAGTCAATGCTCGATATTCTGGAGTGATGCAAGTCGGCCAATCAAGTATTACTTGTACACGTCGGGCGCAACGGGGCCACCGACAATTTCTTATTCGGTGACGCTGGAGCAATTGCAATGAAAATCATCAGCGTCGTCTTGCTAATCGCCATTCTCTCCGTCGCCTGTGCCGCCCAGTTCACTGTCGGCGACAATGGAGCAGTCGTAGTGGGAAGTCCCGGCTCCGGCGGAGTCATCTCGATCAACACTAACGCAGGGGCGTTTACGTTTACTGGAGCGGTGAGTTGTACGGGCACAACCTGCAACTTCACCGGGGGTAGCGGTTCGGGAACCGTCGGCTCAGGTACTACGGGCCAGTTCGCTTATTACTCAGGAAACGGTACGTCCGTCGCAGGACGCACCTTGCAGGCGTCCGACATCCCCGCGCTTGCCTATGACGCATCCGGGGCCGCTGCCGCTCGTGCGCTCCCCGGCTCCTGCACGCTGCCAAACGTAGTGACAGCAACAACCACTAGCGGGGTCACCTGTAGCCAGCCTTCCAACGTGAGCGGCAATGCGGCAACAGCCACAGCTCTGGCCTCAACCCCATCGCAATGCGCTGGCGGTCAATTCGCAACCGGAGTAGCAGCCAGCGGGAATGCTAACTGTGGGACGCCAAGCGGCAGCGGCCCGACCAAGGCAAGCAACAGCGGACTCTATGGGCGCTGGCGGCACACCTCGGAGATTTGCTCGAAGTGCTACCTGCTGGTGAAAGAGGTTGCGGATTCGGATACGTCGCTGGTCTATATCTACCAGAGGCCGTAAGGGGGGCGCAATGCTGAATGGAGCGAATTTTGGCCTTTACACCGAGCCACTGAACATAGTACAAGCAACCGGAGGGCGGTAACCATAATCAATGCCTCTACCTTCTCCATCGCCGGCCGTATACCTTTACGATCAGTCCTCGAATGCCTGGGCCATCGGTGTCAACAATGCTCAACTCATCACCACCATTCCGGTCACGCCCACGCCCGCGTCCACCGCTACCAACTTATTGCTGAACGATTACCTCAGCGGCGTCACCTACTCACTGACCGTGCTGCCGTCACCTGCATACCCGTCTTCCGTAGCGGGGCTATTGAACGTGGCGCTGGTGTCGCCCGTGATGGCCGCGCCGACGCAACTGGTGTGCGCCGCCCCCAACGGGATGCTATATGCCATCCTCATTGTTGGCGGGCTACTCTATACCGCCGTGCCCAGCACATTTGGCGGCATTACCATTGGCACTCTGGTTCCGCAAGTGCAGGCGCGATTGGAAGAGACAACGGGGCCGATGGGTGATGGCCAGTTCTGGTCAGCGCAGTTCGAGTTGCGCTCGGGGATCATCGAGGCGTGCAACGACCTGATGCTGCTAGTGGGGCGACCCACGAACACCGTCAACGTCCCATTCTCGTTGACACCCAATACGGTGTGGCAGCAGATCCCAAAAGGCATACTGCTCATCGCCAACATCCGCAACTGGCAGGGCGAATTGCAGCAGGCCAGTCTGCATGACATGGATTACATTCAGTCGTCCTGGTCGGCGGCGTGGGAATCGGATGTGTCGCCGCAAGGGCCGCATCGCTGGGGACCATTGGGCTTCAATATGTTCTTCGTTCACCCCGCGACCAGTGTCGCGCAAACAGTCACTCTCGATGCCATCGCCTACCCAGCCACGACCGGCTTCCCGTATACGGGCGCGGAGACTATCCCGTTCCACGACGAGTGCATGAGCGGACTCGAACAATATGCGAGCCACTACGCGCGGCTCAAAGAGGGCAGCGCCGAGTTTCAGCAATCGCTCGCGCTCTACAAGGACTATCTGGCAATGGCCAAACGCCTGACTCAGATCGAAGACCGCCGCGATCCGGTTATATTCAGCCATGCGTTTGGCGCAGAGGCGACACTCGACCCGATAGTCAAACGCTGATATGTTACACTCTCTACCGATGGAAGGAGAAACACGATGGCACCCTTAGCACATGACAGCAACCCTAACATGACTGATCTCCGCAAATTCAAAGGCCCGGTGCGAATTTGCGAGCACTGCCGTCCCGAGGACAATCTGCTCGGCAAGAGTTGTATTCACTGCTATTCACAAGGGTACTTGGCTACCTGCTTGATGTGCAGTGGCACTGGCAAGACCACAAGCGGTAGCGTATGGGATGGTGGTGCCAGCAGCTATACCGCTACGTGCGGGGTGTGTGGCGGCAAGGGATCGTTCCCTGCCCGCGCCAACGATTTCCACTTGCAGGCCAAGCCACAGGTAGCGCCCATGACCCCGACCCCGGTGAACATGAATATGGGTATGGCTGGTGGGACGCAACCTCAACCGGCAGTAGTGGTGCCGCACCCCCCTGCGCCTCCAATGAGGCCGACCGAGGTGCCGCCGGCAATCAAGGCGATGGATAATTTGGTGATCACGCGACGAGTTGGGTAGTGCGAGGTGAACGGTGGCCAATCCGGGTGTCGGGTATCGCACGGTGAACTCGCTGCTGATGGAGATGTCGTATCACCTCCTTCAGCCCATCGTGTATACCACACTGTCGCAATCCACTCTTGCCGGCCTCAATGTCGCCGCGCCCGTTCCCACTACCCTGAACATGTACCCCGGCGCCATGCTCGTGGTTGACTCTGGGGTGAGCGCCGAGATCGCCACGGTACTATCAGTGGGTGTTGGCGGCTCACCCCCGTCGCCTGCGTTCTACGCAAACCTCAACCTGCCGCACTCGGCTGGGGCGATGGTTGCGGCTGCCACGTTCCCGTTGCAGGCAGCGACAGACCCTCTTCTGACCCAGCAAGAGTGCTTAGCCTACGTGAGTCGCGCGCAGAACCAGTTTCTCATGGACTGCCCGCTGTACTACCAACTAACCCAGCAAACCGTTCAGTACGGCCAACTCTACCAGTCAGCGCCTCTGAACATGATCGAGATGGAGAGGGTGGCGGTGCAGACCGCCAGTGGTAAGTGGTCGCGGCTATACGAACTCACCCAAGAGGAGTTAGGGATGCAGAATCCCCAGTGGCGCATGGCTCACCTCACCGCACTCAACTCATGGTTTGAGGATCGCACCGGCAATTATCAGTGGGGAGTGAATGGTATACCCGCCACGGCGTTCCCGGTTGAATTGCTGACATCGGTACGCGACTCGGATGTGCTGGCGCTGACAGACGGATTCCTAGTGCCTGATCCCATGCTGCACTATGTGAAGTACCTTGCGCTGAGTTATGCGTGGTCGTCTGATTCGGAAATTCGTGACCCGTTACGAGCTAACTACGCTATAATGAGATATCAAAGAGGGGTTGCGGCGGTAAGGAGATGGATGGGTGCTATGGGGGCGATTCCATCCTCGGATATTGTATCGCAACTAAAGAGCACGGTAGGGCGAAGGTAATGTCATCTAGGGAAGAAATAAACCGCAGAGCGCGAGAGCGCTACGCTCGTAGCCCTAAAGTGAAGGAGTATCTCCGTGCATATAAAAAACTGCATCCCGATTATGTTGAACGGGGAAAGAAGTCGGCAAATGAATGGAGAGTAAGGAATCAGAAACATGTCAATGCTATGCAACGTAAGCGTTACGCTAAAGATCCCCTCAAGTATGTAGAACGGTCCAAGAATTGGAGATTAGAGCACTTAGAGGAGTGTCGCCAGAGGGAACGCGAGCGTTGGGTTCAAATCAAGGACAGCAAAAATAAAAAGATTAGAGAGCACCGCGCCGCTAATCCTGAATACTACCGAGAGCGAAGTCGTCGGTGGTATGCCGCTAACAAAGATAGAGTCAGAGAATATCAGCGTAGGTCGAAGGCAAAGCGTAGAGATGATGTCAGTCAAAAGTTGAAGGCGTGGAGGGCCGCTAATCAAGACAAAGTAAAGGCACAGAAGAAACGGTGGGACGAGGCCAACCATGACAAAGTGTTGGCACAAAAACGTCGGCACAGGGAGCGTTATGGGGTGCTGATAAGGGAGTATCTTCGAGACTGGACTAAGAGGCGTCGAGAAAACTTGGTTGTCAGACTGTATGATAAATGTCATGGCGTATGCTACATCTGTGAGATGCCTATGGATCGAGATAACGATACGCTCGAAGTGGATCACTATATTCCCGTTAGGCTACATGGAGCCAACGACGAAAGCAATTTCAGGTTGACGCATTGGTTGTGTAATAGGCGAAAGAACGGTAAGCACCCCGACGAGTTACTCAAAGGGGGTCGCCGTGGCTGACCTCAGTACCAAGTTCGCGTCGAAGTCCCAGGATTGGGAGACGCCGCAAGACCTGTTCGACTCCATCGACGCCGAGTTCCATTTTACGTTGGATGCAGCAGCCGACGAGCACAACAAGAAAGTGGACGCCTACCTGTCCGAATCGCAAAACGCGATGGAGTACGACTGGAATGGCAACGTGTGTTGGCTGAATCCGCCGTTCGGCGGGAAGCGGTACAAGTTGTCGCAGTGGGTTGAGAAGTCCTACGCAGAATCGCTGAAAGGCTCAACAGTGGTGATGCTGATACCTGCGCGAACGAACACCAACTGGTTCCACGACATCTGTCTAAAACATGGGGAAGTGCGGTTCGTGCGCGGCAGACCACGATTCAGCGGCACGACACACGGGTTGCCGCAACCGCTGTGTATCGTGGTGTTCAAGGGGGTGCAGCGTGGCTGAAACCAAGTATACTCCGCACAGTTTCCGTTTTAAGAGTAAGGGTCTGCTTGCAAGGTGGACAGTGGACTCGCCGCCCGACGCAAGCTACTTCCTCAATCAGAATGGCGGCTACGAGCGTGCGGAAGACGCCATGTCCAGCCGCTATGGCTCGATCATCATCAACCGTGATCCTGCCGGTGTCGGTGCCTCGAACTATTTTCTACCCTCTGCCCCAGTCACTCTCGCCCGTCTCAAAACCACCACACAGACCTATCGCTATGCAGCACTAGCCGACGGTTCGCTGTGGCGGCGAGCGACGGATGTGCAAGGGCCATATTCCGAGATACTGGTGCCGTCGGGCTCTCCCCCGGCCGGTCTATCCGGCTTGCCCATGACCACACTCGTCACCACCTGCTACGAGTCGAGCGCTCCTTGGCTATTCATGTACGACCGGGCGTACATGTTAAAAGATAATGGTGCGGGCACTCCCTCGCGCATCGGCATCCTCCCCCCGGTTCGCCCGGTCACTACCCAAGCCTACGCCCCGGACCTGCTCATCATCGACCCGTTCACCAGCACGTCCGGTTACACAACCAGCGGCGGGCTGACTATCGTGACATCTATCGGATATCTCATCAGCTCCTCTGGTGGAGTGTCCCAATTAGGGGGGAATTATTTCCGTTACGACAACTCGTTAACCGGAGGCAATAACGCTTACCCTTTCCCTGACGGCATGCTGTTTGTTGACTTCGGAAGAGGCAGTGTTCCTCACCGAAAGTTCCAGACCAACGTCAATACCGGCACGTTCGACGTGCAATCTACGAGTGGTGTATATCCGACCAATATCCAACCGGAGTTCACTACCGTGCAGATGTCTATTCCAATGAGTTCACAGGGCACTGTCGGCAAAACCTTCGCTACCGCCCAAGATTGGAGCCAGTACAACCCGTTCGATATCTTCACTGTCGCCCTGCGCATCGATGTGCCCGCCAATGTACAAGAGGTGCGCGTGCAGTTCGATGTCAACGGTAGCGGGTTCACCACCAGTTACTACACCAAATCACTAATCCCGGCGTCGTACCAGGCATATCTCCAGAACCCCAATACCAGCAGTCCGGTAGCCGCTGCCAGCAATAATAACGCCCAGCAACCCTACACCTACAATGGCCCTTACGCCGGTCCCGCCGGTGATGCCGACAAGCTGCCCTCTAATCTCGCCACTGCATCGCAACTGGCCGCCGCCACGATGGCCACCAGCACCGCCACGTCGGGCATCACGGGTGCCTGGTCGGTCGTGTATCTGCAAAAGGGCGACTTTCTCGCCGTGGGCAACGCCGGTCAACCCGGTCAGGACTGGTCTAACATCACCGGCTGGCAGATCATGTTCATTACCAACACTGGCGGGTCCGCTACGATTGAGATGAACGGTCTGTATCTGATGGGTACGGCAGGGCTACAAGGACAGCCATCGAGTCTATTCGGCGTAGGCTACGATATCCGCTATACCTATTACAACGCCAACACCGGCACCCCCTCGAACCCGAGTCCATCACAGGAATTTAGCGTTACTTCGACCAATCCCGGCGGCACTTCCACTCTCATCCCGCTGCAACAGGCCATCAACGTAATCGGCCAATACTCCTCCGACCCGCAAGTCACCCACGTCAAGTTCTGGGTGCGCGGCGGGCTCTACGGCAACAACTGGTACTACGCCGATCAGATACCCAACGTCACCGGCACGGGGCAGTTCAATTACATCTACAATCTCCCCGACTCGGTACTCAGCCAAGGTGACATCCTCAACCTGGCTAACGATGTGCCTGTCACCAGCACCTTGCAGAACCCCGTCAATACGACGCTGACTACAGCACTTGCACCGTCCCCTGCCAACACCAACACCCCTACGCTGCTGACTGTCAATGTCGCCCAAGCCGCCGCATTCGTACCCAATCAGGTGGTGTTCATCGGCGATCCCACCGACCAAGAACAGGTCGCGGTGGTCACGGGCGGCACCGGCACATTCACCGCGTGGGTACAGTTGCCGCACGCATCGGGCGAGTTGGTGGTGTCCTACTCGTACCCTGCCCAGCCCGTCTATCTGGCCGCCGCCGCCTACAACCAGTTATGGATGGCGGGCGACCCCAACAACCCGCACCTGCTCTACTACACGCCGGTTGGGTTCCCCGAGAACTGCCCGCCGCAAAACTATATCCCCGTGGGCGACTCCCCCAGCGACCCAATTACTGCTGTTGTCAATACGCAAGGCGTCCTGTTCGCGCGCACCCTGTCCACATGGAAGCGAATCTTCCCCGGCAACCCTCCATACCCGCAGTCCACCGGATCGCAGCACGGCTCACCTGCATCGTTCGACTGGTGCGTGACCGAGAACGAGATATGGTATCAGTCGTGGGATGGTATCCGTACGTTCAAGGGCACCGATGGTCCATACCGATCATTGGCCATTGAATGGTTGTACCGATCCAACCCGATGGCGATCCCTACCCTGGTCGATCTGACCCAACTATCGCAAGTGGTCGGCGCGTTCCACAACAACACTGCCACGTTCTCCTATATCGGTATCGATGGCAACCGTCACCGTCTGCTATACAGCACCAATTACCACAGGTGGCGGAACGACGACGTGCCCGTGACGGCGATGCTGGTTGAATCCGACACCAACACGCTGGTTTATGCTAAACCCTTGATCCAATCAGTGTCCCCGCCCACTGGCGGCTGGGTCGTGGTACACGATTCCTATACGCAGGACTATGACGACGGCGGTTGGGTCAATGGGCAACTGGTCAAGGTGCCGATCCCGCTGACCATCCAAACTCCCTACGACGACCAGAAGGCTCCACACAACCCTAAAAATTATAACGTCCTCGAACTGGATGTGAACCCCAATGGCAGCGTCATCGCGCCGCTGCTGCTGTTCGACGATAACAACGGAGTGGTAAGCCCTGTAGTGCCGACGCCATCTACATTCACTGGGGCGGTGCGGAGCAAGTACCAATTTCAAATCAATAGTGGTCTGGGCCAGCAAGCCTACCGCGTCTCGCTCCAGTTGTCATCGGCGGTGACCGCAGCACCTGAACTCTACCAAGCCGACCTGTACGCGGCCGTGCTGACCGATGCGCGCTCCAGTTACGACACATATCAAATCCACCTGGCAGGCGGCGAATCCGCAATTTGCAAGCAGAGCTTCTGGGACTATACCGCGACCGCGCCGATCAACGTGTCGCTATACGCAGACGGCAGCGCTGTGCCGTGGTTTGCGTTCACGCTGCCCGCCAACCCGACGCGCTCCGAAGTCCCGATGCGTGTTCGTCACGGTAGCGGCGGGACCGGCATGCAGTCCATGCGCCTGTTCCGTTTAGTCGCGACCAGCGCTGCATCGTTCCAGTTCTGGCAGCCCGTCGAGATTGAAGTCAAGCCGTTAAGAGGTGGGCCAAAGGGTTACAACAAAGTCGTGCTTGGAGACACAACACCGTGACCATGCCCGCTGCCGCATCCAAGGGTTGCTGTTTCACCCGCCTGAAAATCTCCGCCGCTACCCATGTCGATCGCACCGCTGACCGCATCCCCTGCGACCGCCGCGTGCTATGGCGGATAGTGGGCGTTGGCAAGATGTGCCAGTGGCATTACGATCATTGGATGGACACCCACCCGGATATCAACATTGACAAAATCGTGCGGCTGTCGGATAGTGATGACGAGTTCGTGGTACGCTGCGAGCCTGGTCGGCCAAGCCCGCGAACACGAGAAGCATGAGCGAGGCGCAACCAATGCCATCACCACCGCAGCCGCCGCCGATCATCCCGCTCCCCCACATCGCGCTCACCGAAGACGATTTCCGCGATCCCGCCCGCGCTGCCGCTCTACTCAACTCGCACATCACCAACGTCAACCAGATCCTCAACCAGCTCCAAGGCGTCGGCGGCTCCCCGATCCCGATGCGCGCCCACCTCGACCTTCAAGGCAATCGCGTCATCAACGTCGGCCCGCCCTCTGCCCCCACCGACGCTCTCACCCTTGGGCCTGCCACTGCTGCCTATGGCCCTGCCGCCACTTCCGCAGCCCTTGCCCCGACCGGCTCCAACCCGATGCCGGGGTATCGCCAGATGTCCAACCCTATCCAGCAGGAGCAGAACTCGTCGGTGTTCAACACCCTGGCGAGCATGGCTCCCAGCGCATCCAACTCCACCATTACGTTCAGCCCCCCTGCCGGTGGCTACGTGTCGGTCACCATCTCGGCGGGCATTCTCGCCCGCGCCGACGGCTCCCAACAGGCGTATCCCCTGTACACGGATTCGCTTCCGCTGCCCGCTACCTACACGCTGTCCTCGATATCGCGCTCAGCGGGCGGCCTAGTCAGCGGCTCCACATCCGTCGCCAACACTCTCGTTGCCGGCAACCCCGCCGTAATCGCAGGCGTATCCGACGCCACCTTCAACGGCGCCTATGTTCTGGCTACCGCCGCTACCCCCAATTTCACTTACGCACAACCGGGACTCGGGGCCGCCACCCCGTCCGGTGGCACCGTCACCACCAACGGCTTGTATTATTATTGCCTCAGCCCGATATCGGGGATACTATTCAGGCGCACCCCGACGTATGGCGGCGGTGACACCGAATTCAACCGCTTGGCAAGCCAACTGGACGGCTCAACGCTGATCGCGGTGGTGGTGGTCAATGGCTCGGGTGGGGACACGGTGAACTCGGTAGCCGGGGCGACACCGCCAACCAGTAACATTGGGGCAGCGCCACGACTGATGATCACGGTCTGAGGAGGCGACATGGCATTGTTCTTAGAGGTGTTGGATATCAGCCGCGATGGCACCACCGGCCACGTTGTTGCCAAGGCCCGCATCGTGGATGACGCCGACCCGGTGAGCGGTGCAGGCACAATGGAAATGGTTGGCGGCGATGCGCTCGAAATCAGCACGCGATATAGCGGCGATGTGGAGGCGTGGCTGCGGGCACAAGCCCATGCCATGGTCGCTCGCCACCACCAGCGTACCGCCACGCACGGGGACTTGGCAAAGTGGAAGGGCAAGCGCATACCCCTATGATCTCGGGCGGTGCAGATATCTCCGAGATATCTCCCCAAATTTTCCTGTTGACAATCCCGCTCCCCCGCGCATAACATTTCCCCTGTGCCACTGACGATCAGTTCCGGCAAGGTTGCTGTGCTGCTGCGGCTCCCCAAAGCCACCATTAAACTGGTTGACCGCCTCACCCGCGTGCGTGATTGCCGCCGCACCGAGATTCTATATCACGCGATCGCATTGGGGTTGGCGCGGATGATGCCACTGTTGGACAGTGGGAAGGTGAAGGCGAAGGCGGGGGTTCGGGGGGTGCGCCGTGGCAAGTAGCACAAGTCCTGTCATTCCGTCGCCCGAAGATCACGCCGACCGTCCGCAACCCGTGGAAACACCGCAACCGGAACCGGACCCAGACCTCGAACCATTATCATCGTAAGGAGTCCACCCCTATGAGCGATCATCGACTTGACGACGACTACTCGGCACCCAGTGACCGTGAGCGTTCGACACCTAACACCGATGTCACCGAGCAAATCACCGTCCCCGACCGCGACCTCGGCCCCTTCGAGATGGCCCACATCATGCGCCAAATCGCCCGTTGCGCCAACTTCCTGGCCTCTCGTATCCTCCGCGAAGCCGGCGTCAACGACAACGCCGGTGCCGAGAACCAAGTAGTGCAGGCCATCATCGGTTGCGCCGCCCAAGCATCGGTCGCGTACATGGCGTTGGAAGGCCCGCGCCGGGTAGCCCCCGGAGTGCCCCCGCCGATGCCAAAAGGTTGGGGCGGTGGCGGAGGACGGGCGTGAGCGCCTCCCTGATCGCCGCCGAGAACATCATCTTGGCCGTCGCCATTGTGATCGCGCTCCCCTTAGCGCTGTGGCTGTGGCTTTCCATTACCCACCACCAGCGCGCGTTTGAACTCGATCCTGGCGGCCGCCAATACTCGTTCTACGCTATTCTCGCCTGCTATCGCTGGCAGTGCTGGCTGATGACCGCGATCAGCGCACCGCTGGCCATCGCCGCCGCCCTGCACGGCCTATTGTTCGCGGCAGTGGCACTGGCAGGGGCAGCAACCTACGCACTGGTCTTGCCCGTGTGGTTGGCATGGTGTTATGAGGGCTATCTGCATCACCGCTACGTGACGGGAGGCATCTCCAGTTACACTGGCGGTATGTATGCGCTAACCGTTGCCCTGACCATATCCACCTTAGCGTGTTTTGTCAGTGGCTGGCTGGGGCTGATCATGGCGCTCATCAGCGCGGCGCGAGGACAGTGATGAGCGACACACCCTTACCCTCACCCATTCGCGTTCCCGATGTACTTCCCCGGCTGCTTGCTCTGCTTGCGGCGTTCTCCGGCCACGACCGCTCCGATATCCACTATGATTCCACTCTCGTCGGCGATCTCGGGCTGGACTCCCTTGATATGGTTCAAGTCCAGCAGGCGCTGGAAGCGGAGTTCGGCATGGAGTTCCCCGACGACGAGATGCAGAGGATAGTTACGGTGGCCAATCTGGATGTGTGGATCATCCACCACCTGCCGACGCCACAGTTGGGGGCATCTGATGGCGGATAAATTTCGTGGGGGCTACGATGCCTGTCCGTTGTGCGGCGAATTCAAGTACAAGCACTCAACGTATTGTCGCAAGTGCCGAACAAAGCGTAATCGCCCTCCGATTATCGAGGAGACATTTACGCTTGATGGAGAAGAGTGTCGGTATCTGCCGCTAACGAGAGGTCTATATGCGATTGTCAATGCGTGCAAATACGCTTGGTGTATGCAGTGGGCGTGGCATGCCTTCTTAGGCACTCAAGGGGTTTACTATGCAGCCCGCAAAGTTCTGATCAACGGTAAATCGCAATATGTGTTCCTTCATAGCGTCTTAACGGAAGGATGGGAAGGCGGTAAGTACACCGATCATAGGAACGGCAGCACCCTTGACGATAGGCTATCCAATCTGCGACGGTGCAACAAACGGCAAAATCATTGGAACTGCAAAGTTCCTGTATCCAATCAACTGGGCCGAAAAGGTGTAACTAAAGGGTATGTCTCTGTAACGGGAGCCCAAGCCTATGAGGTTCACATAAAGGATCACGGCAAATCCATCTACTTGGGGCGCGATTACGATCTTGACGGGGCCACGCGACTGTATGATCGCGCTGCCATCAAATACTTCGGAGAGTTTGCCCGCACTAACTTCCATCGTGAAGAATATGAATGATGAAACCGTAGACGTGTTGGCTGCGCTGGAAGCCGACGAGTACCACATCGGCAACTTGCAAGCTCTCCCCTATGATCGTCGTCGTCCCGACCTGTTCCCCGACAATCTGCTCTACACTCTCTACGCTCGCGCCAAATCCGCACACACGCTACGAACGCTATTCTGCGGTATGTCTGATCTGTCCTCAGACGCTATCTGCTCATATCTAGCATCTAAACCCGTTCTGCTGCTCGTTCAATGGGATGACCCCCGCGAGCAATTTCAGATTGCCGGGTTTGCCTTTATCGTGACGTGGGTGGGCGTTCCCCCGCCTGCCCCCGAACCCCGCTCCGCCTTCGCTGCATATATGTTCTTCCCTGAATGGTATGGCAATCCTGACGCCCAAACCCTTGCCATGCTCGGAATGGCCCGTTGGTTCAAATCGTATAAGTTGACTTCGCTGTTCGGAACTCGGTATGCTTCCAACGGGCTGACAGCACGTTTTATGGGGCAATTCGGGTTTCGGGACATTGCCACTCTCCCCGGCTTCCTCATAGACATGCAACCCAACGGTAAAGTGGAGATGGCTGACGGCATAGTGTCGAGGCTTACACGCGAAGATTTCATCTCGTACGTCGAGAAGCGGCTGATTGCTATGCTGAGCGGCGAATAGTCTCCAGAGGGTAGCCATACGGGAAAAGGTGGCGGTGACGGACTTTCGCCGCAAGTGCAGCAAGAGATGGTCAGCAACGAGTCTGCGCTCGTAAATATCGCCCAAGGTCAAGCGCAGAACGCCCAACAATTGTATGGGATCGCGGAACCTGGCTTAGTCACCGCCGAGCAGCAGTACGAATCCCTAGCCTCAGGCGACCCCGCTGCCATTGCCCGAGTTCTCGCCCCTACCGCGCAAGCCGCATCCTCTGCCGCTGCCGGCGCCAAGTCCAACATCATGGCCAACGCCCCGGCCGGTGGCGAGAAATCACTGGCATTGGAGCAAGTGGACGCGGGGAGAGCCTCGCAGATCGCGCAGACCACATCCGCTGCCACTACGGGCGCACCCAACGCGCTGGCTACACTCGCGGGGCAAGGCGTCGGTGAGGGTATCCAATCGGCAAACGTCGGGATCGGCGGGCTATCCGCTGCATCGCAATCAGCGGCATCGCTCGGCGGGTTGCAGTTACAGTCGCAGCAGATTCAGGCCGAGGAAAAGGGCAACGTGCTGGGGTCGGTGTCGAGTCTCGCAGGGGCGGGTATGCGGGCGGCAGGCGCGGCAGGATCGTTCGGAGATCTGTTCGGTATGGGCGGTGGTGGCGGCGGCAGTGATCTAGCTACGCTTGCGCTGACAGCAGCGGGTTAACGGCGGGGGGGGGGGTTACCAATGGCTGAAACGCAAACTCAACCGGGTATCGACCCAAACACTGGAGCGCCACTGCCAACCGCTGGTGCTCCCGTTACGCCTCCGCCGATCAACACCTACGATCCCAACAACCCCAATCCATACACCCCGCCTGCCCCTGCTCAGCTCCCTGAGATCACTGCCCCTCCCGTTGCCGACTGGAAATCCGAGAATAAGCAGCCCCCGGTATTTGGCGGAGGCAAAAAGGGGGCCATCGGCACCATCGCCACCCTTGGCGACTCCATGTTGCGCGGCTACATGAAGGGCCGCGAGCAAGCCCAGCAGAAGCAATTCGCTCAAGCCAGCCAGATGATCAAGGGGTTGCAATATTCGCATAACAATGATGGACAGAAACTGGCGTCTCTGGCTCAACAGGGCTACTCCCCTCAAAATGATGCCGAGAAAGCAGTGCTCATACCCGAGCAGGCCCGCGACGATCAACAGCGTCAGGCGATTCAGCAAATCCCCCCTGACCGCCTGAAGCAGTTGAACGAATATGCAGCAGCCAAGAGCGCCGTGGACGTATCGTTTGGGCGAATGATGAAGATGTACGCCAACGCTACGGGTCTAGGCCAGCAAAAAGGAAAGGGCAAGAGCAAAGACAAGTCGCAGTCCGACGATCAAGGCCAGCCTAATATCGGCGCGATGATAGCATCAAAGAACCCCCAAGAGAAGGCTCAGGGGACGGTATTGTTGACGGCTAAGGCGGGATCTCCGTGGGTGTACTACGCGGATCAGATCGCGGCGCAGCGTCAAGCCCAAGCCAACGATCCCGCGCGGCAACATGCACAAGTCATGGCAGGGTTGCAGCAAAAGTTCGACACCCTGAGCGCCATCCCCAGTGATAAGCGCACACCAGAACAGGGCGCGGAGTTGGCGCAGGTGCAGGAGCAGATGCACCAGCAAAAGGAGTTCACTGCTCCTCTCCCCAAGCCTACTGCTGACAAAAAAATACATCAGTATGTTGGCCAAGACGGCAAAGAGCACTACGTCATGCAGAAGCCCGATGGCTCAACGTATGAGTCGCTGAGTGAGAGCACCGTGCGCGAGACAGGTGTGGCTGCCAAGCCCAAGGTGGGCTGGTCGAAGGATGCGCATGGCAAGTATTTCTCGGCCAACATTGATCCCAAAACTAACCAGTTCGTTCCCGGCACCGAGAACTATGCGCAGGAACCTCCGGCATTCCTGCGCGAGAGCATCCGCACTGGCGAGTTCAGTTGGAAAGATGAGACAGGCAACCTGCACCGTACAGCGACAACATCCACTACGTCACATGTGGCACCAGGAAGTGGTGGCGGTGGCGGTCATCCGTCTCCAACCGCCACTGCGACTCTCCCGCACGGTGAGGAATCTCGCGCTGATTCTCTCAAACGCAATCAAGCGTGGGCAAAACCTGGCCCTTATGTCACCAAGTTATCCCCTCAAGACGAGCAGGAGTTCCAAGCGTGGGCAAAGCAGCATCCCGATCTCGTACGAGGTGAGACCGGCCCTGATGCTGACTACGATGTACGCGGTAGATGGCTCGCCGAGAAGCAGGGTGATCCACAAGCTAAACTTGTGCGCAGTGCGTTCGATGGTAAACTGCACGCGAGCGACAAATGGAAGACCCCGTACCATCGTACGTTCTCAGCAGAATCTGTCTATGCGACACCAGATGCTCCGAAGTGGCAAGGTGACAAATTGGTGGATAGGACCGGCAAGTTGATCACGGACGAAACACCTCACGCTAAGCCTGCTGCACACGCAGGTGCTGCCGCTCCCCCACAGGGGAAGCCATCTACTACACCCACAGCCCCAACCGGCCCGCGTGGTGATCGCGTTATCGGGGCCACTGGTCCAACCGGACAAACCAAGTCCCGTGCCGATGCCGCCGACTCTGTGCTCCGTATACTGCCCCGCGCCAAGGAATTGATTGCCGACCCCGAAGTGCGCGAAGAACTCGGCTCACTCCCTGGTCGCGTCTCCGAAGTCGAGATGAAGATCGGCAACGCGAGTTCCAAGACCCGAGAACTCTATGGCACACTAAAATCTATCTATTCACTTGCTGGTGCAATGCACGGCTGGCGGTCGATCAAGGTTGCTGAAGAATTCGAGAAAGCGTACGGTGGGCTGCACACCGACCCCGATGGATTGATCGGCGGCATGGACGCCATGGAGCGCACCGCCAAAGACGTTTACGAGACAGGATACAAGCACCCGTATGGGCAAGAATCGGGTGCGGGTGGCGGTCATGTCATCGCTATCGGCGGCAAACATTATCGCTACAACGGCAGCGGCGACACCGCTGATCTGAAAAACTACACTGAGGTTGCAGCGGGCGCAGGGGGAAAATAAATGGCCGACGATACTGCCGCGCTCAAACTTCCTCCCGGCGCAATTCTGGTCAGCAGCGCCGATGCCACGAAACCCTCAACCACTCCACCTGCACCGCCTACACCACCTGCGCCATCTGCGTCAGCATTAAAGTTGCCTCCCGGCGCAACCCTCGTTCAAGGCGGCGGTGACTATCTTCCCATAACCGGTGGCAAAGAGAAGCGCGAACGCCACGTCTCGGTCGATCAGCGCATGCAGAAGTTTTTCGAGAACCATCCGGTGCTGCGTGAGGCTATGCTCGGTGCCGCTGGCGGTGCTGGCATTCCCGAATCCCCACGCCCGGTAGCTGAGATGGCCAGTGGCCTCTACCATACCGTCACCGATGCTCCGCAAACCCCCGATGAGAATGTGGCTGCCTCATGGGTTCCCCTTCCTACATACCGTCTTGTCAAAGGGATGGTGCAACAGGTCGGAAACTTCGGCCAAGAAGCATTCAATAGCATCGACTGGGAAAAGTTCAAGCGCGAAGCCGACGCCAAAGGCTATACGGCAACCACCGCTGAAGGCGTGCCGATGCTGGAACTCAAACCGGGCGCAGAGGGTGCTCCCCGTGCTGCTCACGCCGTCGCCGGCATGGCGACAATGCTGTACACGATGCTCAAGGGGGGCAGGACCGCTGCCAAGGTTCCCGAAGCCGCTGCCCGTGCCGGGGAACGTGTGGGCGAAGCTGGCACTGTCACCGCTCAGCGCATGGCGGACACCGGCCCTAAACTGGCACGCAAAACTACTGAAGGTGCCATCAAAGACCGCGCCACCTACGATGCCGCTGTCGCCCGCATCAACGAGGACACTGCTGCCACCACTACCGCCATCCACGAGAAATATGCCAATGATGTTGGCACGCGTGCGCGCGAACTGGAACGTCTGCGCCAAGAGCACGCCGCGAAAGTGGTAAAGGCCCGCGAGGAGTGGACACGGAATGCGGCCGATGCGCGCAAGGGAGAAACTGTCAAGGGTCGCGAGGAAACCCGTCGCAGGGCACTAGAGCGTGGGCAAACTGGCTACGCTCGCATGACGATCAAGAATCTCAAAGACACGTACAACAACATCCGCAAGGATTTTAAGTCACGCTGGGACGATCAGCGCAAACTGGTTGGGGATTACGCGCAGGTAAAAACCGCGCCTATCGTAGAGGTGATTGAAAAGGGTAAGGAGCGACTGGCAGGAACACCTCCGAGCGTGGCTATCCTTGAACAAGTCAAACGTTCAATCACCGAAGACAAGGCGTTGCAGGAAGCAGAAGGTGGCGGCAGCCACGCTGTCCCCAAAAATGTCTCGTTTCAGTCTGCCCGCACCAACGCCCATGCGCTCATTGATGCTGCATACTCCGCTGCTGACGCAGGCACCCGTGCCGTACTGATGCAGGTTTACGAAGCCTACACTAAGGCTATCCGCAATGCCGTTGAAGAAGGTGCAACCAAGCACGCAGCCTATGACCGCGATCCACTAGGGCAGGTAACTGAAGCTGATCGCGTGGCCGGTCGCCGCGCCGTGCAAGCCTACGACAAACTCAACTCCGATTGGCATCAGTTCAAGACTGATTGGGACGATCCAGTGGCGACCGCTAAGGGTGGTAGTCCGCTGGTCAATGCGCGCAAAGCCGTCGATCCGCACGTCATCATGCGTCAGATTGCCGGTGATGCCGATGGTCGCATGGTCGAAACTCTCGGCAAGTACACCAAATTCGGAGCCAAGCCCGCCATCGTCGCCAAAATCACAGATCTCAGTGAGCAGATCAAGGGGATTGCCAAACCCAGCAACGCAACTGAAGTGCCCAGTGCCGAAGCCGGTCTGCGCGCCACTGAGCCACAACCTGCGCCAACCGAAAAGGGCAAGGGTGGATCGTCGCTCAAAGCGCAGTTGGAAGTGGCGGGCGTGAAACCATTTGAGGAACCTAAGCCGTCCGCTGCCCTCGCTTCCGCTGAACGCAAAACCACACCACCCGTCGAACCCCGCGTGGCCCGCGCCGAAGCTATCGGTGCCAAGAAAATCGAGCGTGTCGGCGAGCCTCCTCCTGAACCCTTACTGGATGCAGTGGTTGACAAGTTGCGCGAAGCCAAGCAGCAAGCCTACGAATCTGTCCGGGAAGGTGCTCTCACTCCCGGCTCACATGATGTAGTGTTGGGATCGTTGTCGATCGCGGGTTCTTGGATCGGGCACAACGTCGGATACGCCATCCCTTACACAGCGTTGAGATTTGGTGAAGCGGCACTGGTGCGATCGGAACTTGGGCGTAGTTGGCTAACCAAGATTACGCCGAAAGACATCCGCACGATCCAAAAGGTACTGGAGAAAGCGCCGGAAGACAAACCTGCTGTGACAGTGGCAATCACCAAAGGGTTGATTGATAAAGCACAGCGGGGTGAGCAGTTGCCGCTACCGCTGCGGGCATTCAAAGGGCTATTGACGGAAGCGCAGTTGGGGTCGATACTGCGGGTGATAGCCCCGCCGCAGGGATCGGGCAAGAAGAATCCCCGCGATGCTGAAGCCGCAGCCGGTGCAGGCATAGATACGGTAAAAGGGGCCGCTAAATCCGTATGGCAGGCGACAGCGATTCCGTAACGAGAACCCGTCAAGCCAGGGCGCGCGACTTGACGGGGCAACGGGGGAGTTCATGGCTTCCCCTGCGCTGCTCTCAGTTCATGCTCTCTGAGCCAGAATAACAAAAGAGCAGACCGATCCCCATGAGCGATGATCTCCTAGTCAGCGTCGTGATGCCTGTCTATGGTCGCCGCCATCTGCTCCCCATAGCCATCCAGTCTTACCTCCGGCAGTCGTACGCTAACCGCGAACTGGTAGTGGTCGCCGACGGCGAGGACATGTATGACTTGTTCCATGGTCTGCCCAACCTGCAATACCTGGAGATCGCCAACGGGCGCACGACCGTGGGGGCTAAGCGCAACCTCGGTGCCTATCACGCGCGGGGCGATATCATCTGCCAGATGGATTCCGATGACGCCAGCGGCCCCACCCGCATTGCGTCCCAGGTCCAGACGCTCGCCACGACCAAAGCCAGTATCGTTGGCTATCACTCGTTCCCTATCTACGACATCGCCACCGCCCGCGCCCATCGCTATCACTACACCCCCGCCGTGTGCTGCGGCGCGTCCCTCTGCTACCGCCGGGACTGGTGGCTCACCCACCCGTTCCCCGACCAGAACATCGCCGAGGACGCACCCTATACCATCGCCAACCGCGAGCATCGGGTGAGCGTCGATGGCATGGATTCGCTGGTGGTGTTGCTGCACGATGAAAATGTCAGCACCCGCAATCAGATGATCGCCCACCCCGATCTCTACCCTCTGATCCCAACCGAGAGCTTGCCCGCGTGGCTCTGGGAGCGGCTCAACGCCGCCAATATCCACACCGAAATTTCCGCTTGACGCGAGAGATATCTCCAGATATCTTACTAACCGTGCGCGTAAACTTAATCGGCAATCCGGCGAGTCCAGGCTTGATGAGAGATGTTGAGGTTCTCTCCGAACTGATGTTGAGGATTCATCGACCACGCATCGACGTGCGCGTGCTGAATATATTCGCTCCTGTCGATGAGAATGCGCGAGGAGCCGATCTCAACATTTATCTGGAAACATTGCACGAGGGGCAATATCTGGACGGATTCGCTGCGCGCAACTGGGCCGCGTTTAACCCGGAATGGTTCTTCTTGAATCTGTGGGGCAAGTTTCTACCGAAGATATCGTTGATACTGGCTAAGACGCCAGATGCGTTCCACCTGTGGCATACACTCGTGCCCGAGGATCGCGTCCTCTATACAGGATTTGAGTCGCGCGATCTGCACAACCCGTCAATACTGAAACTGCCTAACCATTTTCTGCACGTGGTGGGCAAGAGCACAGCCAAGGGCACGCAACAAGTGCTGGAAGCGTGGCGTGGGATAACGCATCCGTTGACGATAACCACTTGCTCAAGTAACCCATCCGAGGAGCAGTTGATTCGCCAGATGACCTCGAAGTGGCCGCGCGACATCCCCCAACTCACCTATCACCACAACCTCACCGACGCGGAGATGGCGGTGGTAATGAACAGGTCGGCGTTCGTGATTCAGCCTAGCCTCTATGAAGGGTACGGGCATGTGATCCATGAGGCCCTTGGGTGCCGAGCGGTAGTGTTGACCACCGACGCCCCCCCGATGAACGAATTCGGCGGCATCGACAAGCGCATGCTCATCCCCAGTGACCGCACCGAGACGAGAATGTTGGTCGAGTGGCACTACCCCAGCGTGCAGGGGATAAGGGACACGGTGGAGCGGGCGGTGGCGATGGACGCGGGCGAGTTAGCGGCGATCGCGGATGGTGCGCGGGCGGCGTTTCTAACGGAGAGGGAAGAGTTCCGTCGGGTGTTCACCGAGGCGATCAGGGGGTGGGAACAATGGCGCTGACCATAGCCCTGTGCGGCAACATGGAGCCGCCGTTCTCCACCGAGTCGGACATACTTTGGTCGCTGGAGGACATGGGCCACACCGTCATCCGCATGCAGGAGAACCACCCTGTCCCCGACGGCACCATCTGCGCCACTCTCGACGCCGATCTGTTCATCTGGATTCACACGCACGGTTGGGAAACCCCCGATGTGGATATGGCGGCGCTGGTGGATGAGTTGCGCGACCGCCACATCCCGACAGTGGGGCTGCATCTCGATCGCTACGCTGGGCTCCAGCACAATGATCGCCGCGAAGAGTTGATCGGCGTGCATCCGTGGTGGCACATGGATCACATATTCACCGCCGATGGCGGCCACCAGGAGTTCTTTCACTCGCGCAATGTCAACCACTTCTGGTTGCCCCCGGCCATCGCCTTGAAGTATTGCTGGCTCGGCACTGTGCGCCCTGAGTACGCCTGTGACGTGACCTTTGTGGGTTCCCGGCTCTATCACCCTGAATATCCGTTCCGCACACAGATGGTGGACTGGCTTGACAAGCCCCATGCGTGGTCGTTCCGTCGTTGGGGCGGGGGTGACCGCCCGTACGTGCGCGAGGAGTTGAC